GACCGTCCCGAACTAAAAGAAATACTTACCGAAGAAGAAATAAAAAGACAACAAGCTTTTATTGAGTAAATTATTGCATTTGTGATATTTTTATTACATTTGTAATATAACGTGCTGTAATAGCACTAAATAGCAATGAAATGGCTTTTAAGAAGGGTGATAAGAAACCGGAAACGTCCGGACGGCAGAAGCAAGTTCCTAACAAAGTAACACAAACAGCAAGGGAGCTGTTTATTCAAACATTAGAAAACCAATCACAACACATACAAGGGGCTTTTGACGATGTAAGGGCCAGCGACCCTGTAGAATACTTGCATCTATTCGCTAAGTACGCACAATATTTCGTACCTCGCAAGCTTGACGTGAACATGGAAGGGAAAGTAATAACAGTAATACCGCCAAATAAAAAATGATGGATTCATACAGGTGGTTAACGGGACTTAAACATCCTTCTGATGTAAGTAAGCCAAAAAAGAGAAACAATAAGAGGGTGTGGCCCACTAATGCTTCGTATTCATATAGAGCATATGTATTAAGGGCAGAGAAAAAAGGTATAGAGTTTGAGTTTTCCGTAGACCAATTTAACTCATTTAAAGAAATGCCTTGTAGCTATTGCGGAGCTACAGATAAAATTGGTATTGATCGGATTAACCCGAAGGAAGGCTACACTGTTAAAAATAGCCAACCGTGTTGTTTTAGGTGTAACATTATGAAATACACTTTTTCGCATGAAGACTTTTTAAATCAAATACGAAAAATATACGAAAATAAGTTTATCTAAAAACACGATTCGTCGATAAAAACACTAAAAATGAAGGTTGTAAGTTATACAGAAAGGATGAATGTACACAGTAAACTGGTGTGATTGGGAAGATATACTGAATGAGACGTTCATACCGTTAATTGATAACCGGGATAGGTATATCATTTGCAAAGGAGGGCGTGGATCATCTAAATCAGATTGGGCAGCAAAGAAATTAATTTACCGGTGCCTGACTGAAAATTATTTCCGTTATATCCTTGTCAGGAATCAATACAACTCGATAAAAGATTCATCCTACGAAACGATAAAGCAAATAGTTTATGACTTAGGACTACAAGACTTATTCGAGTTCAAAGTGCAGCCGCTTGAAATATGCTGCATAAACGGGAATAAGTTCATTGCTCGTGGTTGTGATGATGCGAAGAAGCTCAAATCAATCAAAGATCCCACCGGTGTATGGTACGAAGAAGATATACCAACAGAGGCCGATTTTATCACCATCACATCGAGTATAAGAACAACAAAGGCTGATTATCTACAGGAAATATTTACGATCAACCCGGAGGTTGAAGGAAACTATCAGGATCATTGGTTCTGGATACGTTATTTTAAAGACAAGCCCGAAAACGCTAATTTTAGCGACTTAACCACTATCCGTATTACCCGGTTCAACGCTGAAACAAAGAAAATGGAGGAAAGGGATATTGATCTCACCTATACCGTACACCACTCTACCTACCACGACAATAAATGGATTCCGGACGAGTTTATTGCTGCGTTAATGGCCCTGAAAACGCAAAATCCTTATTACTATACGATCTATTGTTTAGGTCACTGGGGTAACAAACAGCTTGGAGGACTGTTTTATAAGAGCTTCAATGTTGGCCGGAATACATTCAATTATCAGTACAATCCGAATATCCCATTACACATATCATTTGACTTTAACGTTAATCCTTACATGAGCTGTTCGATATGGCAGATAGTCGGAAAGTCTATTTACCTTATAGATGAGATTGCAGGTAAGTCACCGCAAAATAGTACACCGGCAGTATGCAAAGAGTTCAAAAAGAAGTATTTCGCTCACAGAGCCGGGTTATTCGTTTATGGTGATAGGAACGGAAAGAACGAAGACACCCGAACAGATAAGGGGCAGAATGATTTCAAGATAATATCAACCGAACTAGAAATATTCCGGCCTACTGTTCGCGTTCCATCAATGAACCCTCCAGTAGCAATGCGCGGGAACTTTATAAACGCAATATTCGGCGAAAACTTCGACGATATAAGTATATTTATATTTGAGAGCAGCATTTACCTTAAAAACGATTTACTATTTGGTAAGGAGGATTCAGACGGCACCAAGTTTAAAGAAAAGGTAAAAGGCGAGGACGGCAGGCAATATGAGAAATACCACCACTTCAGCGATACAATGGACTACTTGGTGTGCATGGCCTTTGTCGAATCATTCAGTAAATTCCAGAATGGGCCGGCTGCGGTTGTGATGAGATCAGGAAGACATATCCCTAATCAGTCAAGCAGGCTATAGACTTATAAAGTTGTTACATTTGCCTAACTAATTTTATCATTCGTGCCATATTTGTTATACATGGCACGCACCCTACGAGATAATGATTATTTACGCGGCATAAGGTCAGAGTCACTTCTTGCCGTAATAAACGAAAAACCTTCGGTTAAACTAGATATTGAACAGTCGGCACAAGCTGAAATGATAAGCTATTTAACACAGAGGTATGACGTTGCTAAAATATTCACAAACACATCCCAATATAGTTCAACAGTAGCTTACAAGGCTAAAAATCTTGTTGAATACACAGAGTCAGAATTTAACCCATCTACCAGCTATTTGGTAGACGATCTTGTTTCATACAAAGAAAAGATTTATAAATGCCTTGTAGCGTCAAGCGGAGTATTACCTACAAATACAGGTTTCTGGGAGTATGTGCTTGACGATAAAAGCCTATTTTATTTAACGCTCCCTTACCCCGAATTTAGCTTAACAACAACATATTCAATAGGTAATCAGGTTTGGTACAATGACATTGTTTATACGTGTATTAAAGCGTGCGTAAATATTGATCCGACGTTTACAGATTACTGGACAGCAGGATCAACCTATACCGTTAATAACGTAAAACCGACCGATAATACAAAGTGGACAGCAGGGGACAATAGAAACCAGCTTATTGTTATGTACCTGGTTGATATTGTAAAGTATCACTTATTCGGATCAATCCCGCCAAAAGATATTCCGGACTTAGTAAAACAAAGATATAACGGTGATTCACCAAATGATGCCGGCGGGGCAATAGGTTGGTTAAAACGTGTTGCATCCGGTGATATTACAGCAGATTTGCCGCAACTATCCCCACAGCAAGGCATGTCTATTCGCTACGGATCACGCCCTAAAGTTGACAATTTCTTATGAAAATATTCGGAAAAGAAATATCGCTATCCATTACAAATGTCGATGAGAAAAAACCGGCAAGTGCGGATGTGAGGCGCAAAATAATGAAGCCTGAAACGCAGGTTATTAGAGCCAAAGCAGAGTTGGGAGGGTTTAAATTAGCTCTTTTAACAGCAGAGTCAATACTTAATCCAAATAGGCACCAATTATACAGGTACTACAAACAAATTGATCTTGACGCTCATTTAACAGCAGCAGTACAGCAGCGTAAAAACCTTACACTTTCACGGAAATTTAAGGCCGTTAATCCAGTCGGTGAGGAAAACGAGCAGCTTACCAGATTAATAAATAAAAAGTGGTTTTACGATTTCATTGATATATCTCTCGATTCTATTTTCTGGGGGTATTCTCTTATTCAATTTGGTGATCTTATTAAAGATGAATTTGTCGATGTTGATTTGGTGCCGCGCATTTATGTTAAGCCAGAATTTAAAATAGTTGTTGAAACAACGGCTGCAATGGTAGGTATAGATTATACAAAAGACCCTTATCGCAATTGGTGTATTGGTGTTGGTAAATGCAAAGACTTAGGCTTATTTATGAAAGCCGCCCCGCTTGTTATTTGGAAACAAAATGCGATAGGTGCATGGGCTGAGTTTCAGCAGTTGTTTGGTGTACCTACACGAATAGGAAAGACCAGCGCACGGGATGAAGAAAGTCGTAAAAACATGGAAAACTTCCTGCGTGACATGGGAACGGCAGCATACGGAGTGTTTGACTTAGATGATGTTGTAGAACTAATTGAAAGTCGTTCGCAGGATGCATATGAGGTATTCGATATGATGATTGCACGTTGCAACTCCGAAATTTCAAAACTAATCTTGGGCCAGACCGGGACAATGGATGAAAAGTCATTTGTTGGATCAGCCGAAGTGATGGAACGCGTACTTGCTAATTATTCCGAGTTTGATGAAACATTTATAACCGGTGTTATGAATTATCAGCTTATCCCATTATTGGAGAGCCACGGTATAATGTTTAACGG